ATTCAATCATCGAGCCAAAATTCAAGAGAGGATAATATGGAATTTTTAGTATTATTTTTAATACTTCTTCTTTTGAGTGCTGGGTATGTGATTTACAATCTTTATACCAAATACAATGAACTTGAAACTGTTGCAAAAGAAAATGTTGAATTTATACTTTCTCTTCGTTCACGAGTGTTAAGTCAACAATCTTATTTAAAGCAACTCGATAGAAAAGGTGCATTTCAATCTGATGACGAAGTTGGTTACTTCTTTAAGGAATTAAAAAAGATAATAAATGATATTGCTTTTTATCTTGACTTGGAAAAAACCCAACAGACGGAAAATGAAAATAATGTTTCAGGTACAATAGAGAGGTTCTGATGGAAGTTAAAAAGAAAAAGCAGAACGTCTACTTTACTCAAGAAACAGAAGACGCTATAAATGAGTATAATAGGTCTGAAGATCCAATAGAAAGGAATATCATTTATACAAAAAAGATACACCCTGCTTTCTATAAGTTGGCTGAGATAATGATACACAGGTTTAAATTCTATAATTTCGATGTATCACACGAAGATGTTAAACATGAAGTTGTTGCGTTTCTTCACGAAAAGTTAGGTAAGTATGATGGTGATAGTGGTTTCAAAGCATTTTCATATTTTTCAATAGTTGCTAAAAACTATCTTATTGCGGAAAATAATAAAAACTATTATCTTTACAAAAAGAGACATGCAATAGAATCTATCGATTCTGAAAGAAATATTGTAAATGAACAAATACGAAGTGAATTTGTAGATGAACAGAAAGACTTTATTGATATATTTGTAGACATAATGGAACATTTTTTACCATTGATATTCACTAAAAATAGAGACTTACAAGTTGCAGATTCTGTCCTTTATCTATTCAAGACTCGTGAAAACATAGAAAACTACAACAAAAAGGCACTTTATATCCTAATTAGAGAAAGAACCGGCATAAAAACACAGTACATAACAAACGTCATTACAAGATTCAAATTTATTTACGGTCGTCTTTATGATGCATATTCAGAAGGACAAAACATTGTAGATATGGATTGGTTTGATATACAAGACATTATTGAGGACTAACATAGTTATATTATATGGGATTTGAAACAGAAATATTTGGAAGCAAAAAGTTCTCCGACTTATTAAAAGATATTTACGAGAACCAAAAGAAGAAAGACCGTCAAATCAATCTTCTAATTGCAGATTTGAAACCACTTATTACAAATATAAGTGATGCTGCTTTACTTGTTCCTGTTATCAAAGATTATATGGAAGTATCGGTCAAGAATGATGAACATCTTGTAAAACTCGCTGCTGTTATTCAACGTATGGTTTCAAAGACGACGGAAGAAGGAAGTTCGTTCTTGACAGATGAAGAAAAGGATGCTCTTCTAAAAGAGATAAAATCAATCGGTGATTCAGTCGAGGAGGACAATTCAGTTGAACATACGCAAAACCATACTAAACGGACAGGAATATGAGGTAGTTTCTGCTGAAGTTGTTGATGTAGATTTTTCTGGTAAAGATAAAGAAAAATTATACTCAATACGATGTAAAATTATCGGTTCATTCGGTACACAGACAGGAACGAATGTAATTCAAGCGAGAGCTCTTGACGCAAATATAAAAAACATCCCAATTATTGGCGAAGTTGTGATGTTGTTGAAAGGACCAACTGCATATAACAGTTACTTTGCCACATCGCAAGAGTATTATTACACCAATCCAATATCAATACAAAGTTCAGTACACCAAAATGGATTACCCGGTGTTACAGAAATATTACCGTCAAATACTCCCAATAATACTCAAAATAGAGAAAATGCAAGAGACGGTCTACCATCAAAATCTTCAAAATTAAATCAATCGAAAAAAACAATAGACCCTGCGTTCGCAGAACGTCTTGATGTAAGACCTATACAACCTTATTCTGGTGACATAATATTGGAAGGTAGGTGGGGTCAATCTATTAGATTTGGTTCAACAATAGATGAAAGACGAGAATACCCAGTAAAACCATATTGGAAAAAAGGACAAACTGATATTGGAAATCCAATAATTGTAATATCAAACGGAACAAATCCTGGGAAAAAACAAGAAAACGAATTTATACAAGAAAATCCTGATACTGATGATTCCTCTATTTGGTTGACATCTGGTCAGGAATTAAAATTTACACCAGCATCAACATATACACCGTCAATAACTGATAAAAGTGTTGATTTGTATGTGAAGAATAAATTTGCAGGTAACCAAGTTCTTATCACATCAGATAGACTAATTTTCAATTCTAAAAAACAAGAGTTCATAGTTTTTAGTAAAGAAGGGATTGGATTATCTGCAGAAAAGGCAATATCCATAGACGGAAAACAAGTAGTTGAGATGGAATCAAAAAGAATTAACTTGGGATTGAATGCAAAATCACCAGTTCTTCTTGGTGATAGAACGATGGATTGGTTGAATGAATTATGTGGTATTATGTCCAGTTTTCTATCATCTGTAACTAAAATAACTGTACCTACAACATGGGGTCCGTCTGGTTTTCCAATTAATAATCCAAGTTTTATTGATTTGAAAATGAAGACAAAACAACTTCAACAAAAGATAGAGAAGTTACAATCGCAACTTGCATTTGTTAATGAATTTACAGATGGTCCTACGGAAGAAGCAAAGTCAAAAGAACAAGAAAGAGAACAAAAGCAAGAACAAAGAGATTCTGGTAGTGCAGAAACAAGAACAAAATCCGATCCAAATGAAACTGCTCTTTCACCAAGAGATACAAGAACAGGAACGGAATGGCAGGGTTACGCTCTATGGGATCCGAATATAAATGCGGTATACGGTGTACGTGATAAAGACTCAACAACTTGGTTCTATGATAAGGCATGGTCCGACTATATGACAAATATGACGAATGATAGTGTACCTGATAAGGTTGGCGGTGGAACTGTTCAAGGATTTAATGTTCCTCCTGAATTTGATAAGGGAACTACAACCTTTAATAGTGACTTGATGAAGTCTGTAACTTCAAAAGATACTGGTTCAATAGATAATTCAATAACTTCACCTGACCCATCTGAAGATTAATTTGGAGAAATAAATGCCAGTAACGGACAATAATAAAGATAGAGAACGTTATAAGTCAATTAGTGGTGACCCAAATCCACCATTAGATAGTCGAATAGATAATTTTGAAGACTTACTTGATGCTGCACAAGTAGATGACGATTCACTTGTTGGGGAGATACGGAATATCAGAGGTTCTGGTGAGGAAACATCAACACCCGATGGAAAAGAATCTACTTTAGGTAAAAACAAAGCAAAAAATAAAGGAACTGCTTCTTCAGTTGGTGCACCACCTGATGTATATCTTGATGCAAAAGATAGAGAAAACGCATTAAAGACACCATATACTGAAGAAGACTTGATAGAAAAAATAAAAGAAATGCCAGACCAAATGTTACCTAGATATATTAAAAGTAGAGCAGACATGATAGTTAAATCATTTGGTATAAACACTAGAGAAAAAGTTGCAAACTTTTTCGGACAGTTGGCATCAGAATCGATAAGAGGTTTGGCTGAGTATGTTTATTATTCTAAAAAAGGAATAACAAACTTGGGTAAGAAAATGTCAAACTATAGAGAAGGTGATGAAGATGAGTTTTTCTATTCTGACAATAATGTAGAAGATGGTATACCGTTTGGTATAAAAACTCCACCTTGGGAAAAAGGTGGTATGTTCGATACATATTACGGTGGCAAATATACTCCTAGAACTGATTTGGGAAATACTTTCAATAAAGAATCACTTGCAAAAAATGATGCAGGAGTAGTTGAACCAGATGAAAAAATAAATGACTATACAGTTGACCCTGGTTTTTACAAAGGTAGTCCTGAAGGTTATGCGTATCGTGGACACGGGGCAATACAAATAACAGGAAAAAACCAATACGAAAGGATGAATCAGTTTTTTGGTGTCAACGGAAAATATGAGAAAAATAATGTTGACTTTTTAGAATATCCTGAATTAGTCTCATATAATTGGAGAAGTGATTTAGGTGGCGGACGAAATGGAAAGGACCAAAATAAATTTGCGTTATTAAGTGCTCTTATGTGGTGGAATGACCATAAAGGTGTGCAAATAAATGAAGTGAGTTTAGGAACAACAACCACTATAACAAAAGCAGTAAGTAATAGTGAAAGTACGGCAAGAAATCGTCATAAAAATGTAGAAAGATATTACGACTTTTTACTTGGAGGAACTGTTGCAAAGTCATTGTATTCTAATGTGAATTATACACCAAACAATTTTAAACCAGGTGAATTAAAAACAAGAGAAGATGTACCTCAATTAAGTGGTAGACAAAAATCTTCCATTTTTGGTGAGATTGAATACAAACCTCTCGATAATGGACGTGTACAAATTCTAAATAATTTTGAACAAGATAATATAGTTTTTGTAGAAATACCACAACTGAATAAGTTTGGATATAATGGCACTAGATTCCACAAAAAAGGTGCTGAACAATTAAAGAGATTATGGGCAGAATGGCAAGAACTCGGATTACTTGACGGAATACTAACATTTAGTCCTGCAGCATTTTCTCCAAGATATTCAAAATCAAAAGGAAGTCGTTCACTTAGTAGTCATACTTGGGGTATTGCGTTCGATATAAATCAACGATGGAATGATTTGTATGAAACACCAGCTGCATTGGGTACTAAAGGTTCTGTTAGAGAACTTGTACCATCAGCTATAAAATGGGGATTTTTCTGGGGAGGTTGGTGGACTGGTACACCCGATGGTATGCACTTTGAAATTTCAAGAGTTCTTGACCCAAATACACTAAAATTTGTTTAAATATAGTTATTAGTATACAATAATTAAAGGACTATAAAAATGGATACGAAATCATTTTTAAAAGAAATCAGGTCAATTATAAGAGAAGAAATAGATTATGCTCTTGATAAACGACTAAAGAAAACACAAAAACCGGTTGAAGAAACGGTCAAACACGGAGTTTCTTTGTACAAAGAAGCACTTCAGAGTGGAATGAAAAAGAAACCGGTTCAAAAACAAACTTCAAATTCTAAATTAACAGGAATACAAGATATTCTTGAACAAACTAGAAGAAGTTTACAAGAAAGTACAAGATACGATGAAGAATTTGGTGGAACTGAAATGTCTTTTACAACAGATTCACTAAATGCTTTTGCAAGACCTTCACATGGAGCAATTCCACAAGGAGTTGACCCAAATGAATTAACACCAGAAGTGGCAAATGCCTTAACTCGTGATTATTCAGCACTTATGGCAAAAATAAACGAGAAAAAGGGAGCATAATGATTGGCTAGATTCAGACGAAAAAGTATCATTATAAATGAACCTAGTTCATCTATTGATTATTATGTAAAACCAATCGGTGTTACTATACCTTTTAATAATCCACAAGGTATATTCTTTCAAAGTTATACGAACAGGGTTCAAGTATTTTCAAATGTAAAGAATTTACTACTGACAGCCAAAGGTGAACGATACGAATTACCTGATTTTGGAACAGAGTTACGTTATATTTTGTTTGAAAACATAACTGACGAAGCTGAATTTACAGAAAAAATAAAAGGCGAAATAATTGACGCATTAACAACTTGGATTCCATATGTTGGTATAACGCAACTTGAAGTTAAGTTTAATATGACTGATGATGGGCGAGTTGCAGAACCAGACCATGCTATTGGAATATTCCTCGAACTGAAAATCGTCGGTACAAACATATATTTACCGATTCAGATATTTATATCAGATACAGGTAATTTGAGAATCCAAGAGGCACAAAACTAATGGCTGATTTAGTAAAAAAAGACATCAGGTATCTTTCACGAGATTTTCCTTCTCTTAAACAGAATCTTATAGATTTTGCAAAGAACTATTTTCCAGATACATACCAAGATTTTAATGAATCATCTCCTGGTATGATGTTTTTGGAAATGGCGGCATATGTGGGTGATGTTTTATCGTACTATACAGATACATCTTTACAAGAGTCTCTTATTTTACAAGCATCTGAACGTCAGAACATCTTAAATATTGCCCAGTCTCTCGGATATAAACCAAAAACAAATATCGCTTCTAATGTAAAATTGGATGTATTTCAAATAGTTCCGGCAATCGGTTCGGGCACATCAAATAGACCTGATTACTCTTACGCATTTGCAATAGAACCTGGAATGGTCGTTGCATCGGATAATAGAAATATAACAACTGAATTTAGAACAACTGATTATCTTGATTTTAGATTTTCTAGTAGTTTAGACCCATTAGAGGTAACTGTATTTTCAGTATCAGATACACCACCATTTGAACCAACATATTATCTTCTTAAAAAATCAATAAGTGCTGTTTCTGGTGTTATTAGGTCAAAGACATATTCGTTTGGTGAACCAAAGCCATACGATAAGATAGAACTTGAAGATACAAACATAATAGACATATTATATGGTATAGATTCAGATGGAAATAAGTGGTATCATGTACCATTCTTAGCACAAGATACAATCTTTGAACCAACACCTAATATATCAAGAAATGATAGAACGTTGTCAACATATAGAGATGAAACTCCTTATCTTTTGAAGTTAAGAAAAGTTTCGAGAAGATTTATAACAAGACAACTTGATAATGGAAAAATAGAAATTCAATTTGGTGCTGGTGTTTCTGATTTAGACGATGAATTACTTGTACCAAACCCTGATTTAGTAGGAAACTCTCTAACAGGAATAGAAAGTCCTTCATCCGCAGATATTGACCCATCAAATTTCTTGTACACGAAAACATATGGACTTGCTCCAAACAACACAGATATTACAATATACTATACAACTGGTGGTGGTATTAAAGACAATGTTCCAAGTGAAACAATAACACGACTAAAATCTCGTTCGATTGTTTTAGATGAAACAGGATTGTCTCTTCCATTATACAATCAGGTACTTGGTAGTTTAGCAGTAACCAATCCAGAACCAGCTGCTGGTGCAAAACAAGGAGAAACAGTAGACGAAATTCGTCAAAATGCTCTTGCTTATTTTGCATCACAAAATCGTGCGGTTACAAAAGAAGATTATATCATACGAACATATAGTCTTCCACAAAAGTATGGTGGTGTTGCAAAAGCATATATCACAAAAGATGACCAATTAACAGTAGACTCTATTTATAATTCTGATAGAGTGGCAAATCCTCTTGCATTAAATTTGTATCTTCTTGGATATGATGCATTCGGTAAATTAACAAGAATAAATGATGCAACCAAAGAAAATTTAAAAACATATCTTGGTTATCATAGAATGTTAACAGATGCAATCAACATAAAGGATGCTTACATAATTAACGTTGGTATTGAATTTGAAATAATAACAATGCCAGACCAAAACGGTAATCAAGTCATCCTTCGTTGTATTGATAGATTAAAACAATACTTTGATATAAAGAAATGGCAAATAAATCAACCGATAGTCATAAGCAATGTATTTACAGAATTAGACAAGGTAGTCGGTGTACAAACAGTAGTTGATGTTAGATTTACAAATCTAATCGACCCAGATATTGGTTATGCTCCGAACGCATATAATATTCAACAAGCAACAAAGGATGGTATTATATTCCCATCGTTAGACCCATCTATCTTTGAAATAAAATACCCAGATAACGATATAATTGGTAAAGTGAGGGCATTTGGATGATATACACCATATACGCTCAAAAAGATGCAACTATCTACGAGAGAACCGAATCTCTAAATACAGGCACAGACCAAATACTTGAGCTGAAACACGAGTACGTCAATAATACTGATATTTACAATAGTAGATTTCTTTTAAAGTTTGATACAACAGAATTAGAGACAAAAATAAATTCTGGAAAAATTTCTTCAAATGCAAAGTATTATCTTTCTTTAAGAACATCGGACGTTCTAGAGATACCGCAAGAATATGAAATCTATGCATATCCTGTAAGTTCTTCTTGGTACAATGGTACTGGTAAGTATTTCAATAAACCAATTACAACAGATGGTGTATCTTGGAGATACAGAACATCAAGAACTGTTGGAGTGGAATGGGATATACCACCTGCAACTTCAAGTTATGAATGGGATAATATATCGGACTCGTGGATTGATTCTGATCTTTTATTTGGTTCAAACATCACTGCAGATGTTACATCTTCATATTTTACAAACGAAGGAGGTGGAACATGGTGGACATGGGATGGTGCGGAATGTACTCAATCTTTTGTCTATCAGTCGTCTGACGTTTATATGAATGTTACTTCCATTATAAATAAATGGGTAACTGGTTCTGGTAGATTTCAAAATGATGGCATGATTATTAAATTCAGTAATGAAATAGAATCATCAAATCAAACAATAACAAGTTTAAAATTTTTTGGTGCAGATAGTAATACGATATATGTACCAAGACTACACGTCGTATGGGACGATTCTACTTTTTCTACTGGAAGTTTAACACCGGCAGACTCTGAAAATCTGGTATTAAATGTAAAATTAAAAAAACAATATATCGAATCTGAAAAGGCGAAGATAAGAATATCTTGCAATTCAAGATACCCTCAAAAAACATATACCACTCAGTCATACTATACACAGGTGTATTATTTACCATCTTCTTCATATTATGAAATTAGAGATGCACATACTGATGAGATAATTTTACCATTTGACACGATTGGGTCAAAAATAAGTTGTGACTCCGAAGGAAACTATTTCAATATTTGGATGGACTCTTTCCAACCGGAAAGATTTTACAGAGTAGTAGTAAAAGTAGAATATGACGGAGGTGATAACGTACAAATTTTTGATAACAATTATTACTTTAAGGTTGTAAGATGAGTCAGCAAATAGACTTGGTAAAGTTTCTATTTTTGGCAGATGTTGACATTAGTCAAGCAGAATACATACTTGACAATTTTTCTAATTTTACTATGCCAACCTATGAAGACTTTTTTACATTCTTCAAAAATAACGGTATAACATTAAACAGATACAAAAGAAGAACACCCGACGACCAAGTAGAATTGATAGAAAAATTCAAGGCATTTAAACAGTCTTACGAATATGAGATCATAAAGAAATATATTGAAGAAGAAAAAAAATTAAAAACACTTCTTGGTTCCAACGACCCAAATCTAATAAGCCAAGCACTTTCAGATACAGTTTTAAAGTATAAGCTAGATGTTTTTGATTATTATATTGTACGAAAAGTATTAACTGGTAATGAGTTCGGTGTTTTACCATCAGAACAATTAAAAGAAACTTTGTCTCAATTAACAACACCAACTGACCAATTTCCAATGGACGGTGATTTAATTCGTGATGAAGAACAAAGAGTGGTTTCTTATGAAAACATATTGAGAAATTCTGGACAGGTGATGGTTCCAACTAGAGATGAAAGATATACTACCTCTAGATTTGAATATATCTTACAAAGAAATTTTGAGTCACTACCAGATGCGGTAAATGCAAATAAGAATGTTCTGAAACGTTTTGCAGAAGCAAGATTAAATCCAGCAACTGCCCAACAGGATATACAACAGTTCTTATCCGATGTTCAAAACTTAAAACTTGTTATGCCAAATTCGGTTGCTAGTTTGGAAGCTCAAATTGATAGATTATCGAACATAATAAAGGCAAAACAAGAACTGATAGATTCTATGGTTAGTTCTGAAATAGAACACGAAGCATTTATAGATTCTATTGCATTGGATAATGTTGGTAAAGACAAAGAAATTGATAATAAAAATGAAACAATACAAACATTGGAAACCGCTGTTAGTGGTACATTAGATGATTTACAAAAGAATATCGCTCAACAAATGGACAATATGACTATGGCGATAGATACATTAGCTGGAAATCTTGTAAATCAAGCAAATGCTGCAAATGGAGCTCAAGACCAACTAATTACGGCACTTAACGCACAAATAACATCATTGAAAACTGAAAATGATTCTTTAGAGAAGAGAATAAACGATTTGATAACAAAGAATAATCTTAAAATTTAAGTAAATGGCTAATTTTGAATATAAAAATATTGATGAAATTTTATCTACGTCGTTACCAATTCGAGGTATTCGTGTTGGTTTAGATGATAATGGACTTTTAGAAAAAGTAAGTTATCCTTTTACGATAGATCCATCCGACCCAAAATTAAATAACTTTGAGTTTCATGTATTTTTACCAAACGGTGCATATATTGGAACGGTTTATAACTTACAGTCATGGAAATTAGACACATCAATTGTATCAAATCCTAATGTAGTTCTTGATATACACCGAGATATGAGAAGGTCTTCTCTTTTACCGGGTGTTTATAAAGTAGTCTATAACTTTTTTAAAGACGTAGTTGGTGGATATAGTCAACCAGTAAAACTTTTTGTATCGGATATATCCCAGGATAGGTCAGAATTAAAAGTTTCATTGATAAATCCTGATTCTACCGATGGTAAAGAACAATTAAAACGATTTGTACTTAAATACCTAAATCCATCAGACATTATTCAGTCTTATGTTTTGAACTTTGGTGAAAATAAAATTTCAAACATAATAAATGTAACATCGGATGGATTTCAAGAAAGTTTTTATGTAAAATTATACGAACCACTTCCTGAAGATTTAGATATTTTTGCAGAGTGTTGGGTATCCGAAGAATTTATGAAGCCGTACATAGAGACGGTAAATTATATTGCTGAAGAAATACCAATACAAATACCAGAATTAAAAGGTCCAAATTTCGAAGTCGATTACGACTATTGGACAACAACAGAGACCGAATATAAGTCTTGGAATGATATTTTATCAGCAAATGTTCAAACTTCTCAAGAAATATTAGACAGATATATTTCTTCGAGCAATATTCCAGTTCAACTTAATGTAAATTATCGAGAATTTGAAAACTTTGTATTTTATTCATCTGCTGAAGATAGAATAAACAATTTTGTTTATAAAGTGGAATTACTTGAACGGTATAATAACGAGTTAAATACTCTAGCAACTTATACTGGTTCAATTGGTTCAAATACAACAAAAATACGTGGTTTTAGGGATAGGTTAATATCTGGATTTGATAATTTTGAAAAATGGTTGTACTATGAAACAACTGGAAGTAACTACTATACAAGTCAAGCTACTGCATCAATAGTACCATATCCAAAATATGAAATGAGTGTAACTTCAAGTGATTACACCATTGCAACAAAGGAAGGTAAATTTAAGATATACACATCTGGTTCCAATGAGGTTGATGATTGGTATAATCGAGTTATAGATTTAGCAACTGATTATGACCTTAAAAATTATAATTCGTTGAATAAAGCAATACCTGAATATCTTCGAGAAGACCCTGACAATCAACAGTTTGTAACATTTGTAAACATGATAGGTCAGCATTTTGACATCATGTATGTTTATACAGATCACATCGTAAAGAAAAATCTTCGAGAAGAACATCCAAAAGATGGTATGTCTCAAGACCTTATTTATGATGTTGCAAAGAATCTTGGTTGGACTCTTTCACATGGAACTCAAACAAAAGACCTTTGGGAATATGCTCTTGGTGTTAGTGGTAGTGGAGAACCCGTTTGGACTGGTAAAACAACTACAAACAAATATCTTGCGAAATCTGAAGAAGAAAGAACAAAAGAAGTATGGAGACGTATTCTTAATAACCTTCCATACATTTATAAATCAAAAGGAACTGGTCGTGGTGTAACTGCTCTTTTAGCAGCTTATGGTATTCCACAAACTCTTCTCACTATTAGAGAATATGGTGGACCAGATAATGCAGATATTGGACAAATACCAAGAGCCCAGTGGGAAAAACACACATATTACTTGAACTTTTCTGGTAGTTATCCGTTACCTACAAGACAACATCACGTAAGAGTGCCGTGGGAAAAAGTCTACAATGAATTTAACCAATGGCAATATCCAGATACAGTTACATTTAGATGGAAACAAGAACCTGCCTCTCTTTATTCATATCAAGGAGACCCAGTACAAACACTTTTACAAAAACAATCTGGTAGTAGAATTGATTGGTTTGTTACTGTTGATAAAAATGGCGGTACGGATTATGATAAAGGTACTCTTACATTTTATCTTGCAAGTGGTTCGTCATATAAATCGGCATCTATTGTTGATGAGTATCTTTATGATGATATTCCTCTAAATCTTATGATAAGAAGAAGTGTAAGTACAGATTTAACTTCTTCAAACCAAACATACGATTTTATTTTAAAGACGAACAAGTACGGAAAAATTGCAGTCGAACGTTCTGCTTCAATAACAATAAATGGTTCTGTTAGTGGTAGTTTTAATCAATCTTGGGCATCTGATGGAACGTTATACATTGGGTCTGGTTCAAATCCACAAACAGATAAAATTTTGTCTGGTTCTGTATTTGAATTAAGATATTGGACAAAACAATTATTCGAAGACTCTTTTAATAATCATGTTTTAGCAGCCCGTGCATATAATGGAAATACAGATACATCATCATTCTACGATTTACAGGCTCAATTTAAGTTCTGGCAAAAGTTTGATGTTGCAGTAACTACAAGTATATCAAGTTCACATCCAGACCAATCAAAAACTTATTTTTCAAGTTCTGCAAAAATGGCAACATTTTATAACTTCGATGAAGGTTCATTTGAACCAATCGTTGAGACTTATAATATGGAAGTTGCCACTCTTGGAAATAATACAATCTATACAGAAAAAATCCGTATTGATAGTGGGTCTTTAGTTGGTGGTTTAAGTAAAGATTATAGAGCGGAAGTTTCGGCATTTGATAAGTTCTCTGTTGATTCAGATAAACTTATGATTGCATTTTCTCCACAAAACGTTATAAATGAAGACATCTATGAATCAATAGGTGGAACAGAGTTAGATGACTATATTGGTACATACAGTAATATATCTGCAAATGAATATAA